AGGCCAGCCCCAATCCTTGGCCTTACCCTTGGAGGTAACCCGCTCATACATGGCGTCCGTGTCTGGCGCGGAATACCCAACGTGCTGGTTGGACATCTGGTGCAGTGCCTCGCGGCCCTCGTCCAGGTAGGATGCCAGAACCCCGGTGATGAACCACAAGGGCTGGTTGTTGTCCCGCCCCCCGGTGGCGAGGGTCCGCGCCGTAAATGGGCAGACCGTCGCCAGTTCCTCCACCGTGATCTTTGGGGCAGATCCGGCGTCTGTGATATTCGCGCCCAACTCGTCGTTCTTTGTGGCGGTCCCCGCCAACGAGTTGGGCGTCAGGTTGTCCTGCTCGAACAGGCCACCCGGTTTCGGTGTTGCGGATCTCGGCGTCGTCACGGCCTCATATGGCTCCAGCGCGGCGCGGATTACCCCAACAGGTATGCGGTTCCCGCTGCTCAACAGCTTGGTGCTGGTTGGCGGGTCGTATTTGAAATTCAGTGTCTCTGGAACGCGCAGGATGCGGGCGCTGTCGATGGTGCATTGCGTGTCACACTTGAGTTCGTGATAGGTAGCGGCGGCGCTCAGTTTGTCGGCGGTCGCTTGCCACTCGTCCTGCGTCAAGATCTCCTCGGTCGCCCAGTGGGCGTGAAAGCCACCGCCGCCAGACAGGACAACCGCCGACGGCATCGGCAGTTCGGTGACCTCCAGAAACGCCTTGAACGCTTCAAGGGCTTCCTCGGTCGTCTCATAGGCACCCTCTTTGACGTCCACGTCCAGATAGAAGGAACGCAAGGACACCACGTTATCTTGCGACCGAATGCTCCTGCGGTAGGAGTGCCCCTTCTGGGATACCTTCTCCTCCATCTGGCCCTGCAGGCTCATGCAGACATAGATGTCACGCTGGCCCAGTTTCAAGGCCCATGCTACCTGAGCAATGGCGTCACCCAATGATGTCGCGGCCCGACCGTCCCACCACTTCTCTTGGTTGAACTTGGTCTTAGGCTGCGCGGGGTCGAACCGTTCGTTGGGGGAGGCCCAATGGATGTTGAGGTAGGCTGTCCCTGTCGTGGGGAAATCTGGCATGACCAGACTTAGAAACTTTTTTGCGTGTTCGAGCACGGTAGTCTCCGGTCAAAAAATTGGGGGGCTGGAAATACCAACCCCCCGGCCTTCCAGTGGTCAGCCCTTCATCAAGCTGTCGAGCATGCTGTCGAAGTTACCCACCCCGGTAACCTCACCAGTTTCCTCATCGACGATCTCGGCGTCTTCGATGGCCCCGTCACCGCCTGCCGTGCCAGCCGGGTCTTCCCCCGCTTCCTCGGCTTCCAGACGCGCCATTTCAGCGGCCATTTCAGCCTTCTTCTTTGCGATGGCGTCCTTGCGGACCTTGTCAGCAGCGGCCTTGTCAGCAGCGGCCTTGTCAGCAGCGGCCTTGTCAGCAGCGGCCTTGTCAGCAGCGGCCTTGTCAGCGATCTGTTCCGGGGTCGGACCGGCTGCAGTCGTGGGCTTCGGCTTGGTGGCAGTCGTGGGCTTCGGCTTGGTGCCGGTGGGTGCCGGTGCCTTGGCCTGCTCAGACAGCGGCTTGTCGCCAGCCCCCTGCTCGAACGGGGTGGCTGGGACATCGGAGCCAGTGCCAGCGGCCGCCACGGTGCTGGTGTCGAAGGCTTCGTTCAGCAGGTTGGTCGTCCGCTTGTCTTCCCGCAATTCCAGAACGGTCTGCGCTTCATTGTCGGTCAGCGGGCGCATGGCGGTCAGGACGAACTTCGGAAAGGCTTCCTTGGGATCAAAGGCGATCCGGGTTCCCACGGCGAAGTAGGGGAACTGGTAGGACGACAACAGGTCGCCATAGGCTTTCAGGTCTTTCAGAGACGCTGCCGGAACGCGCAGCAGCATCGGCCCGCCGAACAGGTCGTTGTTCAGGTCTTCCAGCGGGACCACCGCAATGCGGCGGCTGTCGGCGCACATCTTGCCGTTCTTACCTGCGTCGGTAACCCGACTGCCCCAAGCGTTCATCGGGCAGTCGGCGCAGGTCTTGTTGACCTTCTTCTGGACGGAAGCGTCGGGGGTCACCCCGTTGGCCGACCAGCAGTCAGGCGCTTGGTTCGCGCCGTCGACATATCCGTTCTCGTAGTAGATCTTGGAGATGGCGCTGGCGGCCTTCACGATCACGACTTCGATGGAGCCACGCGCCCCGTCGCCGTCTTCGCGCATCAGTTGCTTTTCTTCACCACCAAAGCGGATCGACCAGACCTTGCCCTTGATGCCGACAATGGCGTAGGAAGCCTGAATGCCAGCGCCCAGTTCGTCGTTGCCAGCAGCGCCTTGGAACAGGGTGGAAACGCCAGTGCCAAAGCTGGCGGGTAGTGCAATCTCGGTTGCCATTCGTATAGCCTTTGTATGTTAGAGGTTCAGTTGTAGGGGGTTTTGGGGGGTTTGTCACCCCCCAAGGTTGTCAGCTTTGGGTTTCCCCGGGGGCCAAAACAACCCCCCAGTCGTCGGCCAGCATATCCGTCTGGCTGCACAGCCATGGCACCACCATGCCATCAGCGGTCTTCATGTCGATATGCCCGTGGTAGCGGACCTCGGCCCCTTCGCCAAGGATGCCCAGCAGCGGCTGGCGGTTCACCTTGAACGTGCTGCCCGGCACGAGGAAGATGAACATCCCTTTGCCGTTCCAGCCTGCGCGGGACACACGCGCCCCGCCCTTGACCAGTTTCAGTGCGTCACTAAAGTCCATCGCTTACCTCCTCAGGTTATGCCCGCCGAACGCCGACGGTAAAGGTTTCAGTGTAGTTGACGCCGGGGGGCAAACTGCCCTTCGACTTCACGAAGTCATCGACCGCGCCAGCGTTGGCCTTCCAGTCAACGATGTCAAACATGCCATTGTCGATCACGAACTGGCGGAACGCATCACCGTCAGAAATGGTGGCCGACCGGCGCGTGGTGCGATAGGCGGTGCCCCCGTCGGTCTTGATGCTGTCGCCACCAACAGCATTCAGTTGCTTGAGCAACTCGCCATTCAGGGCTTCCAGATAGGCGCGGGCGGTCGCGGTCCTCTCCTTGTGCGCGTCGTCAGCCGCCTTGATGGCGTCACGCAGTTGGACGTATTTGTCCACACACTCGCCCATGGTGGGCGGCATCGGGGGCAGTGGGATAGTGGGCTTGTCAGCCATGGTCATCTCCTATGGTCACTCAGTCGCCTCGGCATACAGGTCTAGCAGCAGGTTCTGCACCTTCTGTTTGGCCCGCAGTTTCTGGTACATCTTCTTCTCGGCTTTGGTGGCGCTAAACATCAGCACCAGTTGTTTGTGTTTCTGCCCAATCCGCCGAATACGGGCATTGGCCTGCTCGAAGATCTCAAGGTTTGTCATCGGTGCGAACCAAATGATGGTGTCAGCCGCTGTCAAAGTCAGCCCGTGGGCCATGCACTGTGGGTGGGCCACCACGACCTTGACCATTCCGGTGTTCTGGAACAGGTTAAAAATGCTGTCCCGCTCACCCCGGGGCGTGTCACCAGAGACGGTCCGCACGTCATAACCTTCCCGGGTAAGGCGCTCAGACACCGCCTTGAGGGCATGGACGAACGGCACGAACACCAGCACCTTGCGGTCGGTCGCGTTGACCGCGTCCACCAGAGCGACCAGCCGGGCGTCATTATCCAGAGGGATGGTCTGGTGGTCGCGGGTATAGACGTAGCCACAGGAAATCTGGAGCAGCTTGTTCAGCACCGCCCCGGCGTTCATGGCGTTGATCTCCTGACCGGCGATCCCGGCAATGGCGTGGCGCTCCATCTCCTGATAGACCTTGGCTTGCTTCGGCCCCATCTCGACTTCGACGTCGCGCTCGACCAGTTCGGGCAGTTCCATCACGTCGTCCAACGTGAAACGGACAGCGGGCTGCATGACGGCAAACACCGTGTCCAGCGCCCCGGGCTTGGGGGCATACTTGAAATTGGTGATCTTCGTCATCGTGGCATCACGGAAACGGTTGAACGACTTTGGCACACTGTCTGGCGTGACCACGGTACACTGCGCCCAAGCGTCCGTAGGTGCGTTCGGGGTCGGTGAGCCGGTCATCCCCCAGACGTATTTCTTCTTCTCCACGACCTTGCGAATGTTCTTGGTTCGGGTCGCCTGCCCGTTCCGGTAGACGGCCAACTCGTCAAGGATCACGGTGTCGATATCGGTCCGCAGCATCAGTTCGTTCATGATGGTGTTTACGCCGTCATGGTTGATGATGTAGACGTCAGCCTCCATGTCAGCGAGGCGCTTGAGGCGGCGGTCCTTGTCACCATACAGGGTCTGCGACTTGACACCCGGCAGGGTCTGGAAGATCTCCTTGGCCCATGTAAAGTTCAGGGTGGACAGTGGGGCGACCACCAGCAGCTTCTTGGCCAGCCCTAACCTGTTGAGGTAACGCCACGCCCAGAGAGCCGACTTGGTCTTTCCTGTGCCCATGCCGTTCAGACAGTAGGCGCGACGGTTCATCGTGAACATGTCGGCGGTTTTCTTCTGGATGGCGAACGGTGTGCCACCCTCAAAGTCATAGCCGTAGATCGGCCCCGGCACGTCAAGCCCAAGGTTCCGCAGCAGCCGCGTCTCGTCAATGCCGTGGTTGATCAACAGCATCTTGTTGTCAGGAGTGCGCTGCGCCTGCGGGAACAGGTTGGCCAACTGCGCCGTGACCGGTGCGCCGATGATACGGTGCTTGGCAGATATCTGGATCAATGCAGCCTCCTGTTCTTTTTAGGCTTGCAGGCTTCCCTGATGCGGCGGGCAAAGGCTTGGATCAAGGTGGCTCGGCTGGCGTCGTCCACCACTGTCAGGGCCATCGGTTGCTCGGCATAGACCGACTTACCTCGGAAGGTAACCTTGAACGCCAGCATGAAGCCGGGGATGTCCAGCAGTTGCTGGCCATCCTCGTAGGCAACGGTATACTCGTCCCCCAGCTTGCTTCTGAGCGCGTCGGCGTAGATCGCCCATTCTTGAAACGTGAAGTACCGCATGCTCGTCTCCTAGATCTGACCCATGAGGGCAGCGAACTCTTTCTCGATATCGGACATCGCCTCGAACTCCTCCTCGGTGTAAGGCCGCGTGACGCCCGGGATGGTGAGCCACTCCTCCAGCGCCTTGAACTCGCTGCCTTTGCGGCTGTCAATGATGAACACCTTTCCACCTGCGGCTGTGATCACGCTGATGATCATCTTCTGCCGGTCGGTCGGCTTCTTACCCGGCGCTTTCGTCTCCACAGCGAAGAACCTGCCATAGTGACACGCGAGGTAGTCCAGCGTCGTGTCGCCACCGAAGCCCGGCACCGGCATGTGGTAATAGATGCCGGGCGTCTTCTTAAGAAGGTTGGACACAGCCTGCTTGACCAGTCCCTCTGGCGTCGTTGCCATGATGTTACCCTGATAGGTTATGTTTAGGTTGCGGTGGCGCTGCTCAAAGGTCAGGGAGGAGGAAACCCGAACAGCACCACCGCTTCACCCCCGCCTGTGACCAGCAGGCGAGGATCTCGTCGTTCTCCGCTATTCCCCGTTGTGGGGGCACTGCCTGACAGGGCAATACCGTTTGCAGAGGTAGCCCGGCTTGGCCGGGTATGACGTGGTGTCATGCGCTGCCTTGAGCATCTGGACGCGGGGCAGAACACCGGCCCACATAGCGGGCATATCGGCCCGGGTGAAGTCAGCCCGGGTGGTGGCGTCTTCCTTCAACCAGATGAACTCGGTACGGAGCGCGTGGATGTCGGGATGATGGGCGAAAACGGTGGCCGCTGTCAAGGCCAACTGGATACCGTCCTCAAGGATCTTTCCAGTCTTCCAATCCAGCACCAGCGCCACAGGGCCGCCGATCTTGATCACGTCGGCCACGGCCCGGAACCAAACATCGTTGTCAAACCAGCCGGTTTTGCCGAAGTCCGCGTTGATCGCCAGTTGCTGCTCCACCAGAACGCTGCCCTTGGTGGCACCGTCTACGACCTTGTTGACCCACGGCTGCAGGTGGTTGAAGTGGTCAGGCAGCTTGGCTTTCCCAGACAAGGCGTCAGCGATGACCTTGTGCAGCGTGTTGCCATAGGTCAGTTGTTCGCTGTCTTCTTCCTGCACGTCTTTGGCGAGGTCCACATGCCAGTGGCGCTTGGGGCAGCTTTCAAAGTTTTTCAGCTTGCTGTAGGACCAAGCCCATGCCTTGGGCTTACCTGAGCGGGTAGTGGTCAGCTTCATTTGGATATCGCTTTCAGTTGATTGATTAGCGCGTCAGACGGGAACATTGCGACCGGATCTTCCAAGGTGACCGGTGTACCACGGACAACCAAAAATACAACCACGTTGTCCCCGCATAGGGCGGTCGCCAAAAAACCAAGGCCGATCTCATATGGCGCGTTGACCCGCAGGCGGCCCATGAGCAACTCCCAGCGAAAGCCCGGGTGCTGGTCCTTTGACGCAAAAACAGCGCCCTGTTGCATGGTGCCATCAGGGTTGTATTGGTTGTCTACCCAATCGGGCCGACCGTGGTCTACGCCCACAAAAGACGAGTGGCTAGAGATTGCTGAAACGGCATTTTTTGGTGCAGCAATGTTTGCGTTTACAGCCCCTGAAAGTCCGTTCGGCAGCGCGAGTTTTGATGACATAATCCCTAACCCCCTAAGGTAATCTTCAAGCGCCATGGGATGGCTCCGCTGCCTTGTCGGAAACAACCTTCTTCATCTCTGCCGGTATGAAGTACCCCAGCCCACGGACGTTCTCGATCTCAACGCCAGTGCCAGCCAGCCTGCGCCGCAGCCGGTGAACAGCCACAGCACCGTCGTTGGTGATATCCTCATCTGTTTCGATCATCTCAACCGTGACGGCCTCGTGTTTCAGCAACAGCAGCATGATCTTCGCCAAGACGGGCGAAAGCTTGTATTGCATTTGCAGGTGACGTTGGTCGACCATAGCTTACCCCTCTAGGTAATTTTGTAATAGTATAGCAATCATGTTTGGAGGTGTCAACCCCTATTTTTCCGGCCGGTTTCAAGCCTTTTAGGTGGCTTCGGGTACACCGGGCGTTTTTCCTTAAGCATATCGTCTAATGCTTCACGTCGTTTGTCTAACTCGTCCCTCTGCCGGTAATGCTCAGATATCCAATTTGTCCCAAGTATCAGTGCTTCCACGGATACCAGTTCTTCGCGTTTCACTCCGCAAACCGCCAGCGTCGGCAGCAAGCCCCCAACCACGAACACCACGTCACTCCCTGCGGCAATATCGTCAAGGTTCTTTTCCAGCTTCTGGGTTACCATCTGCCTTGCAGTGCGCCGGGTGTGGTCCCATACGGGATTTTGTTTGAACAGCGCTTGGAGCGCCTCCAAAAAGGCGATGGCTTTGTCCAGTATATCAGCCATAGGTCTGGCCCACATCCGCCTCGGCGTCCAGCGGGATGTTCGGCCCCCATGACGGCCTGCGCCGCATCTCCTCCATCAAGATGCCCTCGGTCACCGCGACGAACTTGTCTGGCGTCACATAGACCAGAGCGTCATGAACCTGCAGGTTCATGTAGATGCCAGCCTTGTCGAGGCGCTTCCTGATCCGAACGGCCGCATCCATGGTGCAGATACGGGACAGGGCTTGGATGATGTTCTCCAGCAGCTTGCCGCCGTAGATCGTCTTCCACATACCCCCATAGGTAAACCGCCACTGATCGTTCCGGTATTGCAAGTCCTTGTAATAGAGGAACAGCCCGTTGGGCAGCCGGATCTTCTCGAACTGGAACCGGATGACTTCGATCCCGTCGACATAGAACGGCTCGTCCAGATCGCGGTCCGTCATGCGGGACAGCATGTTCTCCAAGAACTTCCACATGGCGGGGATCTTCGCATAGACCCGACGGTAGGTATTGACGACCCTCGTGGCTTCCTCGTCGCTCAACTCCAGCAATTCCCCCAACTGGGACCGGGATGCCACGGCGATAGACCCTTGGAACTTCAACCATCCCATGTTGTACCCGAGGCCCAAGACGGCGGTCTTGCCGATGAAGCGCTCCTTCGGGTGCGTTTTCTTACCCACGGGGTAACCGAACACGGTGCTGGCGAACGTGGAGTAGACGTCCTCCTTGTTGGCGAACTGCTCGACCATGTTGCTGGCCCCGCTGAACCAACAGACAAGCCTCGCCTCGATCTGGCTGGCATCGGCCTGAACGACTTTCTCGCCAACTATGGCACGAATGGCCTTCTTGAGTTTGTTCTCCCCACGACTGGGGAGGTTCTGCATGTTCATCTTCCAGTCGCCAGACAGACGGTGGGTGTGCGCCCCGGAAAACTTGAGCGGCATTGGCAGCAGGCGGGCCTGCCCCTTACCCGGCCAAGTAAGGTGCTCGATAGCCATCAGCCTTTGAGTGCGCGTCTCCTCGATTGTCGACTTGATCCCCAGCCGGGCGGCGACCAGTGCCTGCACCATCGGGTTCTCGTGCTCCTCCAGATCAAGGAACTCCTGATCGGTCTTGGCAAACGCTAGTGTTTCCTTGCCGGTCGTCAGCGAAATCTTCGTTGGCGGCTCGACGCCAAGGTTCCGCAGTGCCTCCGCAAACCGGTCGTTGGACATAAGGACGTCGCGGTCTTGGAACCCCGTCTGCGCCAGCAGGACCAGCTTGTCGGTCTGGACCTTTTGCAGATGCTCGGCCAGCAGAGCGCTGTCAAGGACGAACCGGGGCTGCACACACGCCCGCAGCACCGTGTCCATCACCATCAACTCGCTGGCGGGGAAGCCCTGCTTCATCAGCGTGATGAAGATCCCCCAGCTAAGATCCGCGTCCCCGCAGGAATAGTCCGCGTAAGCCTCGTACAACCCAGCCGCCTTGATGGCCGCCACCCGCATCCCCTTGACCTGATGCACTGTGCCACCCTTGACCCCAAGGCCCAGCAGCTTTGCCACGTTGTCAAGGGATAGGCTGCGGGTCTGTGCCTGCAGCCATGCCCGGGACATTCCAAGGGTGTCAATCATCAGCGTCGGCAACCAGTCCATCCGCCACGCGCAAATACCCATGTCGAACGGGGCGTTGTGGCTGATAGCTGCTACCTTCTGGGGTAATCCCCGTAGGTAGCGGCCTAGTTCTCGCTCCTCCAACCAGAACGACTTGTCGTCGCCCTCCTTGACCGCGCACCCGATAATCTCGAAACGCGGGTCAAGGATGTATTCGACCGGGGTCATCTTCCTGAGTGAATACTCGGTGTCGTAATACGTCTCAAAATCAAGGGTGATTTGCTGCATCGCTGGCCGCCTCTTGGGTAATCTCGCCGGTGTCAGTGTCGATATGCGGCGCGGTGTCGTCGCCCACAAATTTGCATTCCTTGATCCGGGCAATGGGGATGCACCAGACCTCTCCGGTCAGGTCGTTCCGCATCACCAGCAACCCGGTATGCGCCGCCTCACGCATCAGATACTGCGCGATCTTGGGTGACGCCGTGATGTGGTATGTGCCCACCTGACCGTCATTGAAGTCGACGGTCACGATGCTGTTGGTCCGGTCCTTGCTCATGGCTTACCCCTAAAGCTAAACACGAGGCTGTTCATCCATTCAGGTGGCAGGGGGTCGCAACCGTTTTCCTCGGGGGCGCAGTAAACCACCTTTGGCCATGTCACCATGATGTAGACCTTTCCCAGCAAGTTAAGCGCCGGGATGGCGGACCCCATGAGTGAAGCGGCGAACACGCCAGCGCCGATGTATAGCGCGAAAGCGTGTGTGAAGGTATAAGCAAGTGCCTGTCTCTGCGTCATCCGACCACCCCCAGCAACTGGCCAAGGTTACCTGACAGGTATTGCCCCTTGGTCAGGTCGAACAACTCGACCCCGGGCTGTCCGATGTTCATGACGGCCGCGAACGCTGCTGCGTTGTTGAACAGGGCCAGTCCCTGTCCATTGGCGTCCGTGATCAGGATCGACCCGTCGGCCAACGTCGTCTTGTTCAAGCGTTTCATCCGATCCTCCGTGCGATGACTTCCCAATCGCCAATGATGCCGGTCCCGTTCTTGGCAGCAGTGAACGTCGCCTTGACCTCGCCGCCTTCCCCCAAGACTTGCTCGGCGGTGCAGGCGACCATCAACAGCCCCTGTGCCAACGGCCCCATGTTGGTGCCATCGGTGGTTACCTTGCCGGGTATACCGGCCATCGTGGTCCCGAAGTCCTCGCTGTAGTAGACGCTATCTGGCGTGAAGTTGGCCAGCCGCGACAGGACCGGGCGCAGTTCCTCCGGGGGCAGCCCCGCTAGGTAGTCCTCAGCCTCATCTCTCGTCATCTCACTCTCCCATAGTACCCGCGCTTTATGCGCTGCTGCACAGTGTCATAGGGCAGCCCGAGGGCAGCCGAAAACTCTTTGATCGTGGCGTATGTCTTACCCTCGTGGGTAATCGCCACCAGCCGGTTCTTCTTGGTGCCGACCATATCCAACCGGCCCCGCTCAAGGGCGCTCTGGATACCCGCCACGGTAACCCCATGCGCCCGCGCCGCAGCCGACATAGAAGGGAACCATGCGCCCCTGATGGTGACCGGGACCGGCTCGAAGTTCTCCATGTCCCACGGCTTTCGCATCAGATCGCCTCCAGCCCCGCGATGGCGTTCTCGCAGTCGCCAATCCACTGATCTTCCTCGCCGTCATAGTTGTTGACCGCAAGGCGCTCTTTGGCTGCATGCAATGTTGCGATGGCTTCCTTGATCGCCACCCCTGCGGGTGTCAGCGGTGGGGGAGGCGGTGGCTCCACGGGGGCAGGCTCCGGTTCCGCATCGCCGCTACCCGGTGGGGTAACCGGCCATTCCTCGGCGCAGCGCTGCAAAGACCAGTCCCACTGGTCTTTCGTCAGGGTGACCGGTGGTCGCAGCAGCTTTGCTTGCTTCCCCGGTGGTATGACCGACTTGACTGGCATCCAGCGACCCATGGGGGTTCTGGACCAGTAGAAGATGGGTTCGTCAGGCATCAGTTCCCTCTCATGTTGTGGAGCGCCGTTAGGACACCCAGATCAAATCCCAAGGTGAATATCGCCACGGCGATAAGGATCACCACCAGCATTGGCGCGTTCCGCTCCAGCCACGGCATCGTTACCTCCTCAGGTTAGATAAACGTGGCGTGGGATCGACCAGCCCAGATCACCGGGCTGTAACGATGGGGCCGCTGCGCGAACGAAGTCATATAGGAGTGCGCTTCGGTCGGCCTGACGCGGACGCTCGTGTTCTCGTTGGCCATCATGGCCAGCAGAACCCGGTCAGAGGCGTTCCTCATGGCCTTGCGGGCTTCCTGTGGTACAGCGGGCAACTCGCCAAACTTGGACGCCTGCATCTTGGCCAACATCCTCTCGTGCTTCGCCTTCAGCTTGGCATCGGTTTCCTGTTCCGTGATGCGGGAAAATACCCCAGTGAGGCACGGCACAAACAGGGCCATGCTGCGGGCGTCCTTGCATTCATAGTTCAGCACCCGGATGGCGTCGACGGTGTCCCCAAAGGCGTCACCCATTTCAGCGCGGCTGCGGATGTAGCCATGGAAGCGTTCGATGATGTGATCCGGTGCATCAGGACGCGGGCCAGCGGCGATATAGGCCGGGAACGGGATGGGCGCAGCGCCGTTGAACACGATCTGCATGTCGGCTTCCATGTCGTCCACCGTGATCTTGGTCATGCATTGGGATGCCAGAGGGAAGCCACCGATCAGGTCGCCAACGTCTTTGATCTGGCGGTAGTGGTTGTGGTCAACAAAGGTGCCGATGAACTCGGTCGACGTCAGAACCGGCGTGATGGCCGATGAGGCAGCAGAAAGGATCTTCTGCAGCTTGCTCGTGATCAGGTTGATCTGCGGGTCAGTCAGAACAGGCATTGGTCAGGCTCCTGTGGTGGGTTACCCCGGCAGGTTATTCTGCCGAGGGGTTACGATAGCTGTCAATGGGGTCATTGTCTGCCATCGCTTTGGCGGTCAGGTGTTCGAGGTAGATGTAGGCAGCGGCAGCGTAAACGATAGCCCCCAACATTTCTTTGCGAGCGGCAGCGTGTTGCCCGCGCACCGCCATGCCGACAGCCTCTCCTGCTTTCTTGCAGACTTGGTAAACCAGCCCGCCCAGCCCTTCGGTCCCACCGATGGCTTTGGGGATCAAGATGATGGGTTGACCAAGGAA